CACTTAGTCCTGCTGAACGTAATTCGCCGGCAGCGTCAGTATGTGTTGGTTGGCCTTTGCCTTGTTCTTCGCCCCACATACGTTCATTTTCTGCAATCTCTTCGTCGGTTAATCCTAAGTATCTCTTAAGCGCAAATCGTTTACTGATAAAAGGCAGTGCTTGTACTGTGTTAAACGTGTTAATACGTTCAGAATCAACGGCTGCTTGGCGACTACTTGCAAAGTTTAATGGTGGATTAAAACGTAATTCAAACAGATTACTGTCAATGTTTACGCCTCTAGAGTACATGTAAAGTTTAAATTCTTGATCAAAAATTCCTTGAATTAAACTTTGTAAACGTTCGCAATACTTGTTAAAACGCAGTTCTTGAATGTATGCAGTACCCACACGCCCGTCATTAAATGACGCTTGCGAGTCATCTGCACCTGTTGGTAAGTAGCTACTTGGTATACGTAAGCCACGGAATAACTTGTTAGTAAAGTACTTTAAATCGTCAATTTCACCTAGATTTGTACCACCCGGAAGTGTTTCAACTTTGCTGCCACGACCTTCTGCTGTCTGCGGAAAGAAGTAATCTTCGTTGATACTTAATGGATTGTAAGCTGAATCAATAACATTTGCACCGCCGCCTGTTTGGCTAGGAATACGTCTTTGATGGATTTCATTCTTAACACGCTCTACAAAGGCCATGGCCATGTGACTTGGCATATTACCCACGTCAATATGGAATACTCTGCGTTCAGGAGCACGTTGTATACGATAGATTAAGATAGCATCTTCAAGCAGTTCTTTTTGCTTGTAGACTTTAAAAACGTTTTCTAATAAACTATTTCCAAAGGGAAAGTTATTGTCTAGGCCTTCACTTAAACTAATATGTATGACGTGTTTTGAGTCAATTGCATACTCACCTTGATCCATTCCAAAGCGAGTAGAGTTGGCTTGTGGGTATGCACCTACAGCGCCTCTATTGGCTGCTCCGCCTGATACATAATTGCTTCCGCCTTGCCCGCCACCGGGATTTCCACTTTTAATACTGGTAGTAATTTGTGTAACTATTAGGTCTTGAAAGTTTGGATTTACATCTTTAATAATGTATTGTTCTGGCTTTTTGCCGTCACTTTCATTGACAATAATCTTAATAACTTTTCCCGGATCTACATAAACCCATTTTTGATTTTCTGGGTCGCGAATGAAAAAAGTATCACCAAACTTAAACACGTTTCGTACAATACGAAAAATTCTAGTTTCAAAGTTTTGTAATTTACTCCAGTGCTGTAGATACTCGCTTAGTATACGAACTTCACTGTTAGTTGCTTTATGCTTCCAACTTATATTAAATGCACTTTGTCCATCTTTGATCTTTTGTGTGCAGAATTCAGCAAGAATGTCCAGTGCCGCATTAATTTCTGGATCACTATCCATTGTTTCGTATTGCTGATATCTTTCTAATCTATTTGGACTACCTGTGTAGACATCTGGCAAATAACTGGCGTAGTTGGCGCGAGCTGGTCCTGGATTACCAGAACTCCCAACGGGTGAGAAGTTAGAGTTTCCTCCTCCAACTGGAACTGGTGTAAAGTATTTTTTCCAAGACATATTATGAGAATAAGTTTCCGTTTAGATCTCTAGTTGCTCTCACTGCCATACCTGTATTTTCAGCAGATGTGGCAGAATGCGCTATGAGTTCAAGTATGTTAGTATTTAACTGAACTAATTGGTCTTTAAGATCATTTAGAGTAGCACCTGAGGCCTCTTCAGGTTGCGCTCTAGTCATCATACTTTGTTTTTCTTCTGCTGACAGGGCCGCTGGTGATGCTACTGATTTGGCTATTTCTGCACCAAAAGCATCATAATTAATATCAAACTTTGAGTTCTCTGCGGCATTGTCATTAGTGGGAGGATTGATGTTTTCAAATGCAGACATTGGACTTATAGATGCTAGCTCACTAGTCAGCACATCAAAATCAGGCATTGCCTGCTCTATGTCTTCAGTTTTAGGTAAACCGGCTGTGAATAGACTAGACATATCTGGTATTAATGATTCCATCTCTGACATTTCAGGAAACTTTTCTGCAAATATATCTGTAAAATTTGGCATATCTACAGTCATACTACTAAACATTGCACTGAAATCTGGCATCTGACTTTGTAATCTTTCTTGCATCCCTGAAAACATGTTGTTCATATCGGCAAATGGATTTTGCTTTTTAGCATCTTTTCCTATGTCAGCTACTTTGTCTGTTGGGATTACTTCGCCCGCCTGTTCAAATGTTACTAGTTCAGGACCTTCTTCACCTACCCAATATGGTTCTCCTGGGACAACCGGGCCGCCGTCAGCCCGCCTTTGTCGGTCGGGTATTTGGCTTGTAGAAGGTCGACTAGCACCGCCGGCAGCTTCGCCAGTAGTTGCTCCATTAGCTAAATTTCTTAATTCTCGTGCTAAGGTTCCGGCGCCATCTGCTATGCCACCTACTATTGTTGCATCTTTAGGTGCTTCTGGACTTGTTCGGTCTACTCGTCGGCCATCTGGCAGTGTTACTTTAGGATCTAATACCTGATTAAGTTTGACCGATTCTGTTAGTTGTCTACCTGCTTTGTTATTGAGATCCATTAAAAGATCGGCAGTCTTTTTTGCTTCTTGAAATATTCGTTCATTTACTTGATTTAATGCAGTACTAATTCCTGCGCCTTCGATCGGTTGCCCGCCAGGTGTTACTCGTAACGTTTGTTGTTTTGCGGCAGCTTCTCTTGAAGCTTGGAGTTCTGCGTCACTAGGCGGTTTTTCACCTGGTGCCTTTCCAACTCCGCCTGCTGTTGCGGCTGCTGTAGCACGACCTTTTAACTCAGCGTTCTGTGCCATCATTTCACGAGCGGCATCTCCTGTAGCACTTCTATCAGTTTTTACTTGTGCAAGGAAAGCTTCACTTTGCTGATATCTAGCTACTGCGGCTTTGGCGTCATTCATTGCGGCTTCAGCTCGAGTTTTTTGTTCTGCGGTTACTGCACTTTTCTGCAATAGAACAGCTTCTTCAAGTTGGCGACCTGCTGGACCAAGAGCTGCCATTCTATTAGCACCTTCTTGGGTGCGTATACCACCTGTAAATAGTTCGTCAGTTAATTTACTAACAGTTTCACCTAAAGGTCCTAATTTGAGCTTTAAAAACTCGTAACGATTAGTTGCATCTTTATCCATGCCCATTAGTTCAGCTTGGACCATTACATTTTCTTTGTCCTTGGCCAGCTTCTTCATTTGCTCGTCACGGCTAACACCAGTTAATCTAGCAACTTCGTTCATCTCGCCAGACAACCTAACAGTGTTCTCTAGCATTTCCTCTCTGGCTTTTTTATCGTTAAGATCTATGCCTCGACGGTCTTTTAAGGCAACCATGGCAAGATCGGCAACTTCTTGCTGAGTAGTACCGGCACGTTTCATTTGCTCGATAAACGGTACTGTTTGTAAATCTCTGGAAAATCCTAGAACGTTTTGTGCGGCGCCGTTCATAGTCAAGCCAACCCCAGAATAAGCTGTTCCACTTTCTCTTATTATTCTGTTAAACTTTTCTTGGTCAACTCCACTATCAACTAGTGCTTTGTTAGCTCTTCCTAAATCGCCAGCAAAGTCAACACCTGCATTTCCTGATAGTTTTAAATTTTCATTAGACCGATTTATCTGTTGGGCAATAGCTGTAATTTCGCCGCCAAGTTTTGGAAAAACTGATGAGAAGACGTTACCTACAGCACCAATAGCCGTTGAAGCGTTTGCACTATTTGTAGCCAAGTCTTTAACAAATCCTGCGGCTTCTTTTGCCGCTGTTCCTAAAAAGTTAACTCCGGTAGTAGCAATACCCGATACCGCGCCTTGTGCGGCACCGCCACCTCCGCCACCTGGTGGCCCTCCACCAAAATTTCCAGCGGGTCTTAGCTCTTTGGCAAAATCTCGCAGGACATCCTGCATTTCAGCTTTGGTTATTGACATAAAAAAATCCAAGAAAAGTGCGTATATAAATACACTAACTTATATTTATCTGGAGATAACAATGCCCCAAAATCCATTACAAAAGTTTTTTAGACAACCTAAAATCTTTATTAGCCTACCGAGCAAGGGTGTATACAATGTACCCGGATCGATTCAAGGAGATATTAATAACTTGCCAGTGTACGGCATGACCGGAATGGACGAAATTATTATGAAGACTCCGGATGCTATGATGACAGGTGAAGCCACTGCTCGAGTAATTGAAAGTTGTTGTCCTGCAATTAAGGACGCTAGTCAGATTTCAAATATTGATACTGACATTATCTTAGCGGCTATTAGAATTGCCACATGGGGAACACATATGGCTGTTACTCATAACTGCCCAATGTGCGAGCACGAAAATCATTATGATGTTGACTTAACTAAAATTATTGATCATTTTTCTAGTGCTACATTTAATACAACAGTGGTATTGCAACAGTTAACAGTTAAACTTCAACCATTATCGTTTAAACAAGTAGCAGAGTTTGCGTTAAAAAACTATGCTATGCAAAAAACACTGCAACAGGTATCAAGTATTGAAGATGACCAAGAACGTCAAAAGGTTTTAGAAGATCTGTACAATCAGCTAGCAACAGTTAGAAATGAAGTATTTGCACTAGGAATAGAGAGTATACAAGCCGATGGACAAGTAGTTACACAGCGAGATTTTATTGATGAATGGTTAAAAAATTCTGAAAAAGATACATTCGATGCTATTAAACAAGTAATTGAAAGCAACAACAATGCATGGCGGACTCCTAACATTCCTGTGCAATGTGAAAACTGTCAAGCTGAAAATACAATTAGAGTTGAAATGGACCAATCAACTTTTTTCGGCAGCGCCTGATCGAGTTATCAGATGATAAAATTTCTGAATATTTGATTGGGCTAGAAAACGAAGTAAAACAATTTAAACAAACATTGTTTAGGACCAGCTGGTACATGCGCGGTGGTGTAACCATGGAAGATCTTCTGCATGTCTACAGCTACGAAGATCGTGAAATGCTATATGCAATTATCAAAGAAAATATCAACACCACCCAAGAAACTAGGATAGCATTTATTTGATCATTCGTAGATCAATTCGCCCCATTTGTTTCGGCGCATGTTTTTTGGAGTAAACTTGTCAGGAAAA